CCGCAGCATGTGGTGTCGAACTCGGTCATTGCACCACCTCCGATACCTTGACGCGGATGTTGCCCTGGCCGATGTGATACATCAGCTTGAGCAAAAACTCCTGGCTCATGGTGCTGCTGTCGATCTCAATGAAGGCCTCCTGCGAGATCACCATAGCCGCGACCACGGTCCGTGGTCTGCGAACCCTGATCCGTGGCCCGTGGACACTGAACACTGGTGTTTCATCCTTGTCCATGCTGGCCCTCCTTCCATTGCTTAATAGCCTCGTCACGGGCTTGCATGATGGGCGCAGCGCATTCATCGCACATCTCCGCCACGTAGCCCATCTGGTAGGTGTACTGGTTGTGTGGCCGTGGGAACACACCAGTGAGATGGTTTGAGCACTCGTACGTTTCCGAGTCAATCTCCCGCCGGCACAGGTCGCAAAAGTGTGTGTAAGTCAGTCGAATCATGTCGTCTCCGGCGCAAAGGCCTTCTCGTTGATTTTGTAGTCGTGGAACACCGCGCCGCGCGTTTTGTCCCCGACCTCGCAGTTCTTCACCCACACCTGCTTGCCAGACTTGAGCGTGCGCCAATGCCCACGGCGCTCGTGCCAGCGTGGGCTCGCGTGCGTGCCACCTTGGTCCTCGGACCGTGGTCTGCGCGGCTCGATCACCACCGTGGTCCAGTCGTAGGACGGGACCTTGCCCTGGCGGATTTTCTTGGCCCAGTTCGCGCGCTTGAGCGGTGTGTAGCCCGTGGCGGGGGCCACGTCCAAGGACTCAAGGAACGCGCAGATGAAGGCCAGCACGCCTGTGGCCGGGCTCGTGCGGTAGTCAAACTGGGTGCCGTCTTCGTGCCGCACCTTGACACCGTCGGGGGTGACGATGAAGGTGAACGGCACGGTCGGGTGGTAGGACTTGCCGTAGAACTGCCAGCCCACCACCGCAGTCACCGTGCCCACACGGTTGGCCAGGATTAGTACCTTCTTGCCCTCGTACCCGCACACCAGCGCGGTCTTTGGGAAGGGCAGCGGCCGCTCCAGGAGCTCGCCACTGATGTGCTGCTCGTGGCGGTAGACAGCGGTCATGTCGAACCACTGGTAGTTGATGGCCTCTTCAGGTTCGAGGCTCACCATCTCCTGGATTAGCGGGCTCATTGGTCCCTCGCTTTCAGCATGGCGTCGGCAATCATGTAAGCCCATTGAGCATCTGTTTCTGGTTGGTAATGCATAGGATTTGACTTGTTTGCCATAAATCCCTGCATCGCCTTGGCAGCAAAGTAGTCGCGCAGAGTCATGCCCTTTTGCGGATCGTGCATTCCGTGCTGATGCGCCGGGGAAGCTGGCCGGGGGAACGCCGGCCCTCCTGTGTCTGCCTTGCTCATAGCGGCATATCCCCGTGCCATGGTTCGTCACGCATGCGCTTGAGGTTGAAGATGAACCGGTACTGCGGGTGCACCTTCACGAACAAGCGCGCGTAGAACGCGATGTGGTCGTTGCTGATCTTGTAGTCCGATCCTGTGGTGGTGATCATCACCTCCCAGCGGATGCGGTTGATGATGAGCCAATGGCTGATCTTGCGATGGCCGGCGTGGATAGCCTCCATCGTAAAGCGCTCGAAGTGCTGCCACACCTCCGGGTTCGCTGCATTGAATGCGTTGAACTCCCGCTGGCGCAGGTGGAACGGGGTGTTCATGCTCATGACTTCACCTGCAGCAGCTCACCCTCGTGATCCTCACCCACGTGCTCAGAGAACAGAGTGAGCTCGAAGTCGCCTTCCGGCGTCTTGATCTCGATGGTACGTGTGGCGTAGGTACCGTGGCTACCGGCACCGCTGTTGTTTTCCTTGGCAGGTCCGACAATGATGTCGGTCACCCGATGGATGTTGAGACTGAAGTTCATGCCTTTCTCCTTTCTAAGTTGGCAGTTGATTTTAGCAGGTACCTCGAAGTACCTGTCAAGTACTTTATTCGACCAAAGACAAAATATCTGCTCCCATGCCGCAGCCGGCGCAGTACCGACTGACGACCTCCAGGGCGGTGTGGATGTCCGCGCCGCAGGCCAGCGCGCCGATGGCGAAGTCTCGGCCGGAACCAAAGGCGTACCACCCATCGCTGCGTGCGGCCTCGGTGAAGTCCATCGGGTACGGACTCTTCTCGTACTTCAGCACACGCTTGTCAGGCGTGATGACCAGGAAGGCCACCCAGTCGTCCTTGTTGCGCATGCAAGCGGGCTCCTTGCCAGGCTCGGCTCCTTGCTCGAACCAGTGGAACATCTCCTGCGCCAGGTCCCAATCCCCAGCAGCTGCGCATAGGTGGCCGTTGATGCGGCGGATTTTGGTCACGCGACGCACCAGGTCACTCTGTGTCGCCTGCTTGTCAGCGCCGAGCAATCCGTTCTTGTGATCCCAGATGACGACGGTCATTTGAACCCCACCATGATGCGATCCGGCCGCAGCACGTTTTGGCCAACAGGCCGCCACAGGTGCAGGCAGTACGGATGGTTGTTGACGTGATCCTTGGACGGCACATGGAACTGCATGACCACGTCCTCGTCGTCCCAGAAGAGGTCCTTCACCTGGCACATCTCTTCCCAGGTCGGGCAGCGGTCCTTGCGGCTGACGCTCACGTGCTCCCAGCCCGCGCCATCGCTGGCGAGGACGAAGACCACCTGGCTGTGCTTGAGCTTGACCACGAAGGCTCCGTTGCCTGCGTCGCCCTCTGGGTAGCCGGAGAGCTTGACTCGGAACTTCTCAGGCATCTTGAACATCAGAACCACCCGAACCAAATGCCCGTGCCGTGCACGCAGCCGACCGGGAAGAACACCGCGCCTGCGATCAGAAAGCCCCAAGAGGCCGTCTTCAGGCAGGTGATGACGTGGGTGAACCAGGCCAGGATGACCCAGGCTCCGACTGCGAAGGGAAGAAGATCGCTCATGATGCCTCCGATGGACGTTCGACGTAGTTGTGGATGGGCTTGTAGGGAAAGGTGATGGGCACCATGCTGTCGCGGCTGGTGTAGTGCGACTTGTACCGGGTCTTGCCTGGGTACCCAGACTCATCGGGCTCAAGCTCGCGCTCGTGCCACTCGTAGAAGACCCTGCCTTCCAGGTCGTAGGCCTGGCCATCAAAGCGGTCGGCCTGCTTGAAGACGCGGCTGCAGCGCCTGTTCTGGAAGACGCCTTCGCTGGCCTCATGCCACTCCCAGTCCTCGCCTGTCAGCGGGGCGATGGGCTCGAACATGGCCAGGGTCTTGAACATATTGGCGGCGTAGGGCGCGGTGCTGCCGCTGTGGCCCTCCTCGGCGAAGATTTCCAGCAGCTTCAGGACGTGCGTGCAGATGGCCTCCTGCATATCGTCCTTGAAGCGGCCGTCCTCATCGAGCCAGCCTGCTGCCTTGAACTCCAGCCATGCGTGGTCGTTGAGGCGGCTCATAGGTCCACCCCGTCAGTCAGGTAAGCCATGCCATTGTTCAGGCGCTCGATCTGGTCCGTGAGCCGTGCAACCTGGTCCGCCAGCGGCGACTGCGAGGCCTGCACGCGCCCGGTATCCTTGGTCACCGCTGGCTCTGGCATCGGCCGTGTCAATGGCCCGAGCTTCATGGTCAGATTGTGGAACCGCTCTTCCATGGCTGCCACGTTTTTGGCCAGGCGTTCCATCTGATACTCAATGCCGCTGCCCAGTCGTGGGCCTTCATCGCGGGCGATCTGATCGCGGCCACCGGCCATGTTCATGCCCAGGCCCATGCTTATGCCTCCCAATATCGCGCCAGAATATGCATTTTTTGCATAATCTTGGTCCCTGGCCCATGCCGCTTGCTTCTCGGCCATCTCGCGCTGCCGGTAGTGGTCAGCGATGCTGTTTTCTGCTCCTTGAATCATCGCTCCACCCCCTGCAGCTCGTCTGCCACCAGCTTGGCGTAGCCGGCGATGTCAATCCAACTGTCGGCGTAATCTGGGTCGCCATTGACGATGCGGCCGATCTTGTGCGCGATCATCTCCAAGGACTCCCACTGGCTGTCAGTAAAGGTCTTGTTCAGCGCAGCGGCGTGGCGCGACATCACGCGCTTGAGCTCCTGCGTCACCTGGGCGTGGCCAGAGAACTTGCCGTAGCGTGTGCCGCGTTCCGTGAGCGTTGCAACGATGTTGCCCTGGTCGTCGTCCGATGCCGTCCAGGTCAGCTCCGCTGGCTCTTCTTCAGCCTCGCTTTGCACCGGCTCCTGCGTCATCTTGGCCACGTGCGCGGCGTACTCCAGGGGATCGATGCCCAGGCGCTTGGCCACTATGAGCTGCCCGTGGGTCAGGCGCACATTCTTGCTTTTGACCAGCTCGCGCGCCTCTTCGCGCTTAGTCTCCTGCAGGTCCTTGCGCAGCTTGTAGATGACCGGCTTGGCCGTCTGGAATCGCTCGGCCAGCTTGGCCACGTCAGCGTTCGGGTTCTTGATCAGGTACTCGCGGATGCGATCAGCTTTTGTTTTCTTGGCTCTCATTGGGTTGCTCCTTCGTGCGGATAAGTTTGGCTTTGCCTTCGCGGATCGTTTTCTCCACGTAGTCGTAGGCCTTCTCGATGTCGTAAACGGTGCTGTTTTCCAACTGCACCTCGTGAAGGTCCGTGATCAGCTTGAGTGCTTCCCACTCTGCAGCCTTCATCACGAACCGCATGCCCAGCCTGACACCCCGCTCCGCCAAGGCGTGGAGGTGGTGCTGGGACTCGTTGATCTCCTTGAGCCAGTCGTTGCCCTTGCCATGAATGGCGAGGGACTCCGACATGTTGGCCATGGCGATCAATCGGTCAACGTCATCTTTCGTGGCGCGACCTGTGCGCACCTGCTCCAATGCTTCGCGGTTCTTGATCTGGATCATCAGGAACTGATCTTTCAACTGGGGCAGGCGCTGCATACCAGACAGTACAAATCCAAGCGGATCGGCCAGCACGGGCTTGGGCCGATACTTACTGCGTTTTCTCACTTGAACATCTCGGCAATCGCGGCTACCAGCATCGACAGGCCGATGAGGTACAACACGTACACCTGTGGGCTGTAGCCATACTCGTGAGGGCGCTTGCCCATCAGGATCGACTGCATGCGCTCCTCCTCGCGACCGAGCTGGCGCGGGGGCCGTTGATACTGCAGCCCGATGAGGACCTTGCCGGTGTTGACATAGCGGCCCGAGGCGGCCAGCTTCTTGTAGAGGTCGGGCTTCAAAACGGGGCCTCCTCGTAGTCTTCGAGGTCAACCCCCTTCTTGGCCTTCTTGCGCAGCTCCTTGGGCATGAGCTCGGCAGGCATGACCCAACGGGTACCATCCCACTGAGGGAAGGGCCAGGGGTACGGAAGCAGTGGTTCAGTCTTCACACTCTTTCTCCTTTCTGTTTGGGAGCCTCAATCTTAACCGCTCCAGTTCACTTGTCAACTCCTCAACTCTTTTTTCTGATCTCATCCAGGCATCTCGCCATAGGTGACTGTCGTCCAGCTTATCCGCTGCCGTCTGCAGAATAGGTGCAATCGGTGCGTGGCTGGGGAAGTCTGCGAGGTACCGGAGGTTGTCCGATAGCTTCATTACTTTCTCCAGGGGTGTCGTTCATACTCTTCGTGCAAAAAACCATACAGTACCAGGTCGTCCCCATCCGCAAAAACCTTGCGCATGCGTCCTTCGTACTGAAATCCCATGCGCTCTGCAAAGCGCTGGGTACGTAGGTTGGAGCCCCGGATGAGGCCCGTGATCCGTGATACTTGCAGCACCTCAAAGGGCAACTGCATCACCGCGTTGTAGTAGCTGCGCGAGAGCCAGTGTCGGCCAGGCTCGGCAGCCAGGTGCATGTCGATGTTGGTACCGATGTAGGAGGAGAACACGCACACCGCGATGAAGCGGTCGTGCGCGTCCACCAGGCTCACTGCGCTGCAGTTGTCACCGATCCCGTCGGCCCCGATACGATCCTTTGTCCAGGTTACTGCAGCGGCGATCCGCTCATTCCTCAGAATCCTGGCCATAGCTGTCGATGATCTCGTCTTCCCACAGCAGTATCTGCTCCTCGGGGATGCCCTTGGTGATGTCCACCTTGCGGGGCTTGCCAGCCGGGCCGGTGATTTCGAGCAGTACCTCACGGATGTCGATCTGCGCGGGGATGATCATGTCGCCCACTTGCATGGGTTCGAGCACGTCAAAAATGAGTTCGACCGGTAGGGTTATTTCGGCGTTGTGCTTCACGTTCTTCCTCTTCTTTCTGTCGGCGCTGTTCGATGCGAAGCAGCAGCATTGATTCCTCATACACCTTGTCGAACACGGGCTCCACGATGTCGGCGATGGTCTGCGACATCGACGTCTTGCGAAACGCGGCGATCTCTTTGAGCTTGACGTAGGCGTCCGCTGGCACGGTCACCGTGATCCAGCGCGCCTTCTTGCGCTGAGACGGGGACAACCGATCTGGCGGGTCCTTCTTCTTGCGGCGCTTTGCACCGAGCTTGCGTGGCCTGCCTGGGCGTCCACGCTTGCGCTTGGGGCCCTGTGGCTCGCGCTCTTTCGGCACGAACTCTTCGCCGTCTTCCGGCTCTTCGTGTGGCACTGATTTCTCCTTTCTAGGTCTCGAAAAAAGCGGCCGCGACGTGCGCGGCCGAAGCCCTTGATGGGACAGGAGACAACTGCTGAAAACCCAGTTCCATTATGCAGCCTCACCCCAGCTTGGGCCAACTTCCACGTCCACGCGCGAGGGCACTTCCAGCGCTACCGCGTTGGCCATGATCCGTGATGCTTCAACCGCCTCGTCGCGGCTCCTGACTGACAGCGCAATCTCGTCGTGCACCTGCAGCCGGATGTCGAACCCGGCCTTGGCCAGCGCCACCATGCCGGCCTTGGTCTGGTCGGCGGCCGAGCCCTGGATGAGCCGGTTCAGGCCCTTGTAGGTGCCCGCCCGCTTGATGCGTCGGCCGTATTCGATGATGGCCTGTTCGTAAGGCAGCGCCTTGTTCACGCCCCACTCCACCGGCTCCCACAGCGGGAAGCGGCATTTGCGGCCCAGCAGTGTGCGGATCGCGCCGCCCGAGGCCGGGTGCTCGATGCGCTTCATCACCGCGTCCACGGTGCCGCGCAGGAACGGGACCTTCTGGTGGAAGGTGGCGATCAGCTCGCTGGCCTCGTCCAGGGGCAGCTCCAGGCTGTTGGCGAGCTTCTGCTTGCCCATGCCATACATCAGGCCCAGGCCGATGGTCTTGGCAGCCTTGCGCTTGATGCCGGCCATGTCCGCGACCATCTGGTGGAAGTCGGTATTGGGGTCATCCCTATATGCCTGGGCCATCTTTTCAGCGCCCGGCAGGTCCAGCAGCGTGGCATAGTGGACCAGCAATCGCGGTTCCTGCGAGGAGAAGTCGTTGGCGGCCCAAAGCTGGCCCTCCTCCGGCAGGAACAAGCCTCGCACCAGCGGCCCGATCACCTCGTGGCGCGCGGGCACCTGCTGCAGGTTGGGGTTGGCAGCCGACAGCCGGCCTGTGACCGTGCCGCCGTCTTCGTTGCGCATCTGGTTGAAGTGGGTGTGGATGCGCCCATCGGCCGCGCTGTGCTTGAGGTAGGGCTCCAGGAACGTGCCGTGGGTCTTGTTCAGCTCACGGGCCTCCACGATCATCTTGGCCATCGGATGATCGTGGGTGTCCAAGAAGCTCTTGGTGAAGCTGGGCGCACCCTGCGCGGTCCGTGGGTACTGGATCGAGAGCTTGTCGAAGGCCTGCGCGATGCTGGCGGCGGCCCAGATGTCCACCTTCACGCCGGCCTGGTTCTTGATGTACTTGAGGATGTCCTGCTCTTTGTGGCGCATCTCCTCCACCTGGCGCTCGCACTCTTCGCGATTGAAGCGGATGCCCTTGAGCGTGATGTCCACCAGCACCGGCAGCACTTCGGTTTCCAGCTCGAAGATCGACTGCACCTCGTCGCGCTGCAGCAGGGCCTTAAAGTGATGCCAGAGCTTGAGCGTGAGCGCCGCGTCCTGCTCGGCGTACTCGCCCACGTGCATGGCCGGCAGCTTCCACAGCTCCTTCTTCGGGTGTACACCGAAGTCCTGCGCGGACTCTTTGAGACCCTGCTCCGACTTCACCTCCTTGAGGTAGTCGAAGCCCAGGCTGTTGAGCGCATAGCTGAAGCGGTTCTCGTCCAGCAGGGGCGCTGCCAGCATGGTGTCGAAGATGCGGCCGCTTACCTCGAAGCCGGAGGCTCTGAGCCACCCGAGGTCGTAGGCGGCGTTGTGCATGATCTTGTCAGCCGGCGTCGCCAATACCTCGCGAATCCAACGCTCGACAATGCGCTTGTCCAGATTGCCGCCACCACCGTGAGCAACAGGAAAGTAGCCAGCCCAGCCATCAACAGCAACGGCATAGCCAACAATGTAGCCATCGTTCCGAGGCCAGCCCGGCCCCATGGTCTCCATGTTCGGGTCACAGGTTTCGAGGTCAATTGCGATCTCCGTGGCTGTGGACAAGTTGGGGAAAGTCTGTGGAGGAACCCACTCGGAGACCCGGGGGAACATGGACATGGTCCGTGTGTCGCGCTTCATAGTCGGAAGCCTTTCTGTTCATTCTTGGGAAGCACGATGTGCAGGGACTGCTTCGCACGGGTGATGCCCACGTACAGCAGCCGGTTGATGTCGTCGGAATTGCGCTCGTAGTCCTTGGCGAACTTGGTCGTCAGGTCCGCCAGTAGCAGCACGTTGTCGGCCTCGCCGCCCTTGGCCCCGTGGATCGTGGACAGCTTGATCGGGGCCTTGCCATTGAGCTTCACGCCCCGGCGCAGCAGCGAGATGATGTAGTGGCGCTTGTCCTCGGCGATCTTGGTCAGGGCCTCGTGCCAGATTTCTGTAGAAAGAAGTCCGTGCTTTTCTTTCAGGAGATCGATGGTGTACAGCGCCCCGGGGTCGGCTGTCTTCAGGCCCTTGTGGCCGTGCTTGACGCAGTCGGTGTCCATGTACTTGTAGATGGCCTTGACCACCTCGAAGGGCACCTCGCCGCCCTTGCGCAGCCGCTCCCAGCCGAGCACGGCGGTGAGCACTGCCTCGGGCACGGACCGTTGGCCGTGGCGCTCGAACAGCAGCCCCTGGCTCTTGAGCCAGTCGTGCATGTCGGTGAGCATGTAGTTGGCCGCTGCCAGCACCAGCCACTCGCCGTGGGAGACGTCCACGTGGTGCCAGTCGTTGTAGTACTCCACCACGCCGGTCTCTTCGCGCGCCTTCCAGACCTTGGGCTGGCGCTTGCGGATGCGGCGCACCACGTTGTTGGCCAGGGCATGCACCTTGGCCGGCACGCGGTAGGACTGGTCCAGCACCTTGATCTCGCCTTCGAAGCTCAGGAAGCTGTCCACGTCGGCTCCTGCCCAGGTGTAGACGGCCTGGTCGTCGTCGCCTGCCAAAAACGAACGCTGGGAGCGCAGTGCCAACTGCTCAACCAGCCTCCATTGCAAGCGCGAGAGGTCCTGAGCCTCGTCGATGATGAGAACGTCGAGCCGTGGCAGGCGGTCCGGCTCCAGGAGCACTTGCTCCAGCAGGTCAGTGAAGTCCAGCAGGTTGCGCGACTGCTTGTAGTGCCGGTAGGCGCGCTCCACGTACTCGAAGTGAAACCACTCCAGCCCCATGACGGACTGGTTGTAGTGGGTCTTCAGGTCCAGGCCCTTGATCCGTGCGATGTTGATCTCGTTCAAGATTGGGTTGTCCGCCTGCACCATGAAGTCGTCCTCGCCCAGGCCGACGTTGATCTCGATGCCGGCTTCTTGCGCGAACTCGCGGTAGTTCTCCGGCGTCATCATGTCTTTGGTGCCGATGCCCAAGCACCGATAGGCCAGGCTGTGCAGCGTGCGAAACCACGGGAAGTCGCTGTCGGGGCGAAGCTGCGGGAACTTGGCCACGGCGCGGTCGCGCGCCTCGGTGGCGGCCTTCTTGGTGAAGGAGAAGTAGCCGATCTTGGTGGGGTGCACGTTGTCGGCGAGCTCCATCTCGACGACGTTAAGCAGGAAGGTTGTCTTGCCTGAGCCTGGTGGTCCGAACACTTTGGTGATGCTCATTGCTTGGTGCCTCTCAGTCGTTCTTTGACTTCGGGTGTGAGCGCGGGCAGCGGTGCCCAGGCCACGAACCCTGCGTTGTTCATCCACGTGCCCATCACGCACACGCCGCCCACGGTCAGCAGCAAAATCTTGCTGCCGCCTGGCGGAGGCTCGACGTCCGGCAGTCGCCAGACCGCCTCACCTGACGTGTGACGGATCAAAACGGGCTCCTTGCTTTCTTCTGCTCCGGTGTGTCGAAGGGCGAATCCTGCTTGCCGAACATCGGCATGCGCCAGCAGCGTGCGGTGCGGTTCTTCAGGAACAGGCTGATCGGCTCACCGCCCAGTTCACGGATGCGCTGGGCCATCTTCGGTGCGGTCAGGCCCTTGAAGTTGTTGCGCATCAGGTGCGCCTCCAGGTCCTTCATGCGGAAGTAGACCTTGGCCTCGTCCTCGTTCACCCAAGGCCGGCCCATGAGAATCTCATCACGGTCCATGGCCTGTTGCATGTGGGTCGTGAACTCTTCCATCAGATCATTGAAGCGTCCAGTCAGGCTGGTGTCCTCGGGCGCTTCAGTGATCTGCTCACTCTCGACCATCTCACGAAGCAGGGCGTTGAGGAGTTGCTCCCAGTCTTGCTTGCGCAGCGTCGGGGGCAGCACGTTGATCTTCTCGACACAGGCCTTCTGGAAAGCCGATTGGTTGTACAGCGCCTCGGTGTCGAGCTCGATGCGCTTGCCGTTGATGTCCAGGAACCACAGAGGTGGCTCGCTGTTGTACTTGGACAGGGATGAGAGCTGTGGTGCGTCAGGGCCGTCCGCACCGATACCGTATTTGCGGGTTCTGCACAGACCACTGTTGCAGAAGCTGTTCAACGGTGCGTCCTTGCACTTGTACTTGTAGTCCTTCTTGTGGAGCTGTTTGATGATGACCTGCAGCTCGTTGTTGGGGAGCATTGGCTGCACGAACTTCACGTTGTGCTCGGCCAGCTCGTTGTCCCAGGTCGCGGGCTTGGCCCGCTTGAGGAAAATACCAATGTTGAACAGGGCGTTGTTGCGTGTCCCCTCGGGGACGCCTTGAGCGCAGATAGCCTGTAGGCATGGTGGGCCGTCCTTGATGGGGTGATCGGGTTTCTTGGGTTCTTCCGGTGGCTGGATGTCAGGCGGCTGCACCCACTTTGCGTGCAGCTCGTAGAACTCCTCCAGCGTCGCCGCCGTGCCATCGTCTTGGATGGCGTAGCGCATAGTCTGATCCCCACCGAAATACGGCAGGTTCAGGAAGTTGCCGGTGTCGCCCCGCTCGACCAGAATCTCGGCCTGCTTGGGGAAAATCTCGCGCCCTGCCTCGCCCAGCAATGCTGCACAGGCCTTGAGGTAACGCTGCATGTGCGCGGCCGCTGTGGGCTCGCTCACGAACAGGAAAACATGCGCACCACCACTCTTGCTGCGGCATACCACCAGCGGCAAGTTCATCTCACGGATGCGCTTGATCAGCCCCTGGTGATCCAGCGGGTACTGGTCAATGTCAATGCAGCCCCAGATGCACGTGTTGTCCGCCCGAATCGGAATGATGCCAAGCGAGGGATCAACGCCCTCCAGGTGCT